AAAAATAACAAAGTAACAGTTACAGTTGTTTTGCGTGGTAGAGAACGTGGGCGGCAAGACCTTGCAAGGGAATTGCTAAATACATTTGCTTATCTATTAGAAGTAGAATACGAGCAAATATCATCACAGAACAATCGAGTATCTGGTAAAATACAATAAAGGTAAACATGGGAAACTATAACAACAATAGAACTAATAATAGACGTAACGACAAACCTCAGTTTGGTAATGGACTATCTGTGGAAGTTAGAAATGGCAATGTAGAACAAGCTATTAGAAAACTTAAGAAGCTAGTTATGAAAACTGGACTCATGAATGAAGTACGCGAACGCAGATATTTTGTTAGTAATACTGAAAAAAGACTTAAAGCAGAGGCGGCAGGCCGAGCTAGAAGACGTAGAGAAATAGCCAAAGATTCTATAGAGAAGAAAAGACTATATTAATACGTTATAACTGAATTTGTCCACATATGTGGATAAATAACAATGTATACAACAGGACTGATTCCTACCGTATACATAGAACGCCGAAAGGGTTCTAAATAATCTTGCTTAATATAAGGAGAAAAGATATGACTAGATTAACAACACTAAATCTTCCAGATTTTTATAAGACTACAATAGGATTTGATAGTATGTTTGATGAGATGCAAAATGCATTTCGCAACAAACACAGGCGGTTACCCACCTTACAATATTGTAAAGGAAAGTGACACTAGCTATTCAATTAGCCTAGCAGTAGCAGGTTTTAACAAAGACGAAATAAAAATCGAACAAGACGGTAATACACTTTCAATTAACGCTGAAAAGAAACCAATCGAGGAAGAGATTGAATATTTACACAAAGGCATTGGAACTAGAAACTTTACAAAAGAATTTAGTTTAGCTGATTATGTAGAAGTAACATCGTCAAAGCTAGATAACGGTATCTTAGTAGTTACATTGGAACAAAATATTCCAGACGAAAAGAAACCACGAACTATTAAAATTGACTAATATAAGGTAAAAAAATGACTCAAGTATCATCAAGTAGCGTAGCAGAAATAACTAAATTAAAACCACCATCACGGTACAATGTTGTATTGTTAAATGATGACTCTACGCCACAGGAGTTTGTAGTAAACATTTTGATGACAATTTATAATAGGTCAACAGAACAAGCAAATTCCGTGATGCTTGATGTCCACGAAAAGGGCCGAGGCATTGCAGGCACATACAGTTACGAAGTAGCTGAACAAAAATGTGTGGAAACTATTACTGACGCACGGAAAAACCAATTTCCATTAGATGTCACAATAGAAAAAGCAGAATAAACAATTAAATGAAAATAGCAATCACGCAACGTGTGATTGAATTTCGAAACGGACCGTACGATAGCATTGATCATGGATTTTATGAAATGTTTTCAGGTCATACATTGTTACCAATACCAAACCATTTAGAGCATTATAGAACAGATACAATAGTTAATAGTGACTTAGTAGTGTTTACAGGCGGCAATAGTATGATACCAGGAAACTGGCAATACAATGAAAATCGTTTACGAGTTGAGAAACACACGTTAGATTTAGCAAAACTATACAATAAACCAATATTAGGAATCAGCAGAGGCTGTCAGTTTCTGACGGTTGCTCATGGTGGATCTTTAGAAGAAAACGGTAGACATCACATCAATCATAGTGTAAACTATAAGGGTAGTGATGTTGAAGTTTATAGTAGACATGAAGAAGTACTAAAAACTATACCTACGGGTGCAACAGTATTAGCTACAGATGAGTATGGATTTTGTGAAAGTTGGAAATTAGACAATATGATAACAGTGTTATGGCATCCAGAACGAATGAAAACACATTGGCTTCCATACGAAGCATACGGAATTTTAGGATTATAATATGAAAATAGGATTTACATGTAGTACATTTGATTTGTTACACGCAGGTCATATAGGCATGCTCAGAGAAGCAAAAGCAAATTGTGATGTTTTAATTGTAGGATTACAAAGTGATCCAACTATTGATCGCCCAGATACAAAGAATAAGCCTATACAAACAATGGTAGAACGTTATGCACAACTCAATGCATTAAAATTTGTAGATGAGATTGTACCATATCAAACAGAACAAGATTTAATTGATATACTAGAACTGTTTCAGTTAGATGTTAGATTTTTAGGCGACGAATATAAAGAAAAAGAATTTACTGGAAAAGATGTATGTCGTAAGCGTGGTATTGAGCTACACTTTAATAAAAGAGATCACAGATTCAGTACAACAGATTTAAGACATAGGGTATGTAAAAATGAGAATTGATCAAGACATAAAATTAGACTACAGTGACGTTTTAATTCGTCCAAAGCGTAGTACATTAAGTTCACGCAAACAAGTAAGACTTGAACGCAAGTTTAAATTTAGAAACAGCAGACATGAATACGAAGGTATTCCTATTATGGCTGCTAACATGGATGGTGTCGGAACATTTGAAATGGCAGATGAACTTGCACAACAAAATATATTTACATGTTTAGTAAAAACATATTCATTGGAAGAACTTGTAGATTTTTTTAACAATGATTATCCAGATAATAGAAGAACACAAAACATTGCTATGAGCATTGGTACAGGAACAATAGACTTTGATAAGTTAGAAGCCGTGTACAATAAAGTAAGCAATAAACTAAAATATGTATGTATGGATATTGCAAATGGTTACAGTGATCACTTTGCACAACATGTTAAAAAAGTTCGTAATGCATTTCCTAATTTAGTAATTATAGCAGGTAATGTAGTAACCGGAGAGATGACAGAGGAGTTAATTTTAAATGGAGCAGACATCGTTAAAGTCGGAATTGGACCAGGAAGCGTGTGTACAACACGAATCCAAACAGGAGTCGGGTATCCGCAACTTAGTGCAGTTATTGAATGTGCAGATGCGGCGCATGGACTTGGCGGACATATTATCGCTGATGGGGGCTGCAACTCTAGTGGTGATGTGGCTAAAGCATTTGCTGGCGGCGCCGATTTTGTAATGCTAGGCGGTATGCTTGCAGGACATGATCAAGGTGGTGGCGAAGTAATTACCAAACATTATAAAACAGATGAATTAGAATATGAAATAGGCATGCATCTAGATAATCAAAAATGTAAAATAGAGCAAAAAAAGTTTATAGCATTTTATGGAATGAGTAGTGATGCAGCAAATACAAAACATTTTGGTGGACTAAAAGACTATCGTGCAAGCGAAGGACGAGAAGTACTAGTTCCATACAGAGGTGCAGTACAACACACTGTACAAGCAATCCTAGGTGGGTTGCGTAGCACCTGTACATATTCGGGTGCAATGAAACTTAAACAACTTAGTAAATGCACTACGTTTGTTCGCGTTAACAATCAGTTTAACAAAGCATACGAAAGCACAACAACTAAGATTTAGCTATGTTGTACATGCATAGCGTCTTTGCAGCAGATAAGTAAGTAATTCTGCGGTATTATAGATAAATAGATGTGTAATAAAAATGGCACAACATTGTGTTATAGTTACATGTACAAAGTAGTACAGAGCGACCTCGGCTCAGAAAAAAAGAGCGGCAGTTAGTGCCACGCTAACTGACTCTGGGAAAGACCAGGGCATAACCCATGCCTTACAAGCGATACATTATGAGGTATCGTGGTAGCGGCCAGGAGAGACTGGCAAAACGGATGCTTTCCCAAAAACATCCACATAAAATATAAACGGAGAATAAAATGACTACGACATTTTTTAATGCATGGTCAAGGTTGTTCAACGGTCGCCGTCGAAGTGTGGCCTATAACAAGAACCTAATGACATATGCGAAAACAGAGTATGGTACTGATTGGCAATATGCCTACAACTATATGTTAGAACACGATGGTGCTGCCCCAAAAGGCTACCATTCAAAGAACTTTTTAAGGATGGCAATAAAATGACAGCAACATTAATATATAAACAAACATGCGAAGTTTGTGAAAAGATTAAAAACGCAACTCTAACAGTGCTATTAGCACTTTGGGGATTTGGTGAAGCAGTTGGACGTGCTAAAGCAGCCGCACAGTTGCACCGTGATGGGTTTCACGAAGAAGCAAAAAGTTTATACATGGATAATAAAAATGATTAATACTATAACAAACAAATTAGGCTGGTTAAAACGTGCATACGATCGTAATCAAAGTCGCAAAGCAACTGAAAGTGCTTTGTCAGATTTAAATGATTTTGAATTAAATGATATTGGATTATGCAGAGGCGATATTAGATCAGTAGCACGTGGCGAAAAAGTTTATAGAAAGACATATTAAATGTGGCCTTATACTGACGAAGAATTAGAATTTATTAATAAGTAGAGTTTTAATTGTATAAATAGCTGTATGAGTAAAGTACATCTATTATCAGAAATAATAACAAAGTTGCAGAACTTTAGTACTCAGGATGAGAAACTAGAGCTTCTGCACACCTATCATAAAGAACCTATATTAAAACGAATAATAACTATAGCATATAACCCATGGATTGATTTTGGAATGCAAGATTTTGTTCCAAGACGACATGGCAAACAATTTGGTATGGGTTTAACAAAGTTCTTACATCTTCTAACAGACATCATAGATGAAAAATATGATGAAAAAGAAAAGAATTTTTCTTGTCAAATGGCAATGAATCACATAGACGAACGTGATGCTGGACTATTTCTTAGTTTGCTAAAACAAGAGTTAGACTTAGGACTAGAACCCGAAACAATTAATGCAGTATGGCCAGGATTAATTATGGTGTATCCACTAAGTACACCAACTGTAGCAGATTATAAAACATTTCACAAATACCCAGCAGCAGTACAGCCTATTAGTAGAGGATTGCGTATTAATGTAATTGTACACAAAGGTGTAGTTAGTTACAAAGATAAAGAAGGTAATAATATTGAAGGTTGGAATATATATGACGAACAGTTTATTAATCTAGCACAAAACAATAGTACAGTATTTGATGGTCATGCAGTTGTGGCCAATGGAATAACCATTGTAGAAACTGATAATCAAAAAGTATTAGAAGCAGACCCAGAAAATATTAAGTTTGTATTTTGGGATATCATACGTTATGATGGATTCGTAAAAGGTGAAGATACACGTATAGGTTACAACTGGAGACATAATGGTCTTGAGCATATGATTATACTTGCATTTGATAAAAACAAAACACCTTGTTATGACATAGTTAAAGCTGATTTAGTGGGAAGTGATGAACAGTTAGAATTAACTGTTAAAAAGTTTGCAAATAAATGTGTTATAAAACGTTTAGATGGAACATGGATACGTGGAGAAGATCCAACCCAAATTATTTACGAGTCTTAATTTTATTAATATATTGATTTCCAAAGTGGTCATATAATCCATCAAAGAACTGAAACTTACTAAATGCTTTACCAGTTCCTTTCATTCTATCTTTAAATCGTTGCCACCGTGTTACTTTGGTTTTGATATGTATATCGTATGTAATATATTGTATTTGCCCTACATGTTTGTAATATCCAAAGAATGGAACTCTAGTAACAAGATCATTATTGTTAACAAAACGATATGCTGTAATATCTTTAAATTGTTCGCCCCATGCTCTATCACCTACTTTTGGTGATCCATATGTATATAATTCTAAATCTGCACCCAATTGGTGAAATCTAGTAGCACATATAGTTGCCATTGCAGCTCCCAAACTATGTCCAGTAATTACTATTTTTTTAGTAGTTAATTTTTTACCCAACCACTTAATAACTTCAGGATATAGTTTATCTAGTTCATGCTTAAACCCAGAATGTACTGTACCTGTTGTATCAGCACCTGCAGGCCAAGCCTTAATATCTGCTAATAAGTCGCCTATTTGAGCGCCTTCAGTACCTCTAAAAGCAACGATCACATAGTCAGGCATAACAATGCCATATCCTTGTGCATTATCTTTTTCAAAAAACTTAACACTTGAATGTTTTATTTTATTATCTTTTAGGAATTTAACTACTTCTGGTTTTTCTTCGTATACTATCTTTGATACATCTATACATAATTCTGCTAGATGCCAATTTATGTTATTTTTTGTTTGTGTCAACAATTACCTTCTCCAGTCTATGTGTGGGTATGCGTGTATTGTAAATATATCTCCATACTTTACCTCGACCATTGTCAATTTCAAATATAGTTTCTCGCATGCCTATGCTAATAATTGTAGCCATTTCTCCGTCCAAATATACTACATCACCTGGCTCAAAACCCGGTTTCATCTTCCAACGTATACTTGCTACAAAGTCACTTACAGTTTCTTTTAACCACAGGACTAGTATCGCAGTGATTCCCAGCCCTATTAATGGTTCTAAGAACATTGATATTTTCATTGCTTCTGATTCTAACATACTATAACTATTTATTTAAAATAGGCAAAAAATGTTGACAAATACAATATAATATACTATAATTACACTATTAAATAAAAGGAGTCTTTATGACTAAAGAGAACAATAATGTACCAAACGTTACATTTAAAGTACGAGTACCGGATCCATCAAACAGTGAAACAAATTCCTGCGAGATTGTACCATCAAAATGGGCAGATTTAACTACAGATGAAATCTTTAAAGATAAGTTAATTGTAGTTTTTAGCCTACCTGGTGCATTTACACCAACATGCAGTACATTTCAGTTACCAGGGTTTGAACAAAAAGCACAAGATTTTTATGATCTTGGAGTAAGCGAGATTTATTGTGTAAGCGTTAATGATTCATTTGTTATGAATGCATGGCGTGATGCAAATAATCTTAAGAATGTTAAAGTATTACCAGATGGTAATGGAACATTTACAGAAGGTATGGGTCAATTAATTGACATGAGTGTCGTAGGATTCAATAAGCGTAGCAGACGCTATGCAATGATTGTTGAGAACGGTGTAGTTCTTAAAATGTTTATTGAACCTGATAGTTCAGCAGAAGATCCAGATCCATATGGTGAAACAACACCAGAAAATGTTTTTGCATCATTATAGGAGTGAGTATTGAAAATATTTAAATCATCAATTGATAACTTCTTTAGGTGGGTTAACTCTAGCGAATTAGTAGAATTAACTGACATTGATGTAAGTGAAGATCCAGTAAGACCTAACTTGGACTTAGAATTTAGAACAAGTTATGGTAGAAAAATTTATGGATTAAAATACAAAGATAATATAGAAGGTATTATCTGTGTAGCGTTTTGTAATGATTTACCACAAAGTGAAAGAGAGCTTGGGTTAATTAGTCAAAATGCACATTTACTTGATAACGCCAATATTGCGGTTGCATACACTGTATGGTCACGCAAACGAGGTGCAGGTAAAGAAATAGTAGCAAAACTAAAGCAACATATAATAGAAAAAACAGATATTGAACGAGTAGTTACATTATCGCCATTAACACCAATGGCAGCACATTTTCATATAAGTAACGGTGCTAAGTTAGTACAGTATAATGCAACTACTCAGAATTTTGAGTATAAGTTAGATAAATAGTATTTCATATAGGAAGAAATTATGGCATATAGCGAAAAAGTGCTAGACCATTACAATAATCCAAGAAATGTAGGTAAGTTCGACCCCAAGGAAGATAATATCGGAACTGGAATGGTAGGCGCACCTGCATGTGGTGATGTAATGCGTTTACAAATTAAAGTAACAGAAGATGGCATTATTGAAGATGCAAAATTCAAAACATACGGTTGTGGAAGTGCAATTGCTAGTTCAAGTATGGTAACAACTATGCTTAAAGGTATGACACTAGATCAAGCACAAGAGATTAAAAACACAACAATAGTAGAAGAACTTGCATTGCCACCAGTTAAGATACACTGTAGCGTATTGGCAGAAGATGCCATTAAAGCCGCAGTTAGAGATTATTCTGGAAAAAAACAACAAATAAACGCAAAACCGGTTGACATAACTTAATTTTGTGTTATCATAAATAATACGCAATGTTGAAATTTACTCAACGCTGATTCAGGACTCCGGGGCGGTACCGGACAACTCCACCATAAACACATTGTTACTAGTAGTTCATAGTGTGTTTTTGATGGGGTTGAAATAGGTTCGACTGGGTAGCTAGTAGGTAAAGGGAGTTGCCGGGATGTAAGCGCCGTTACCGCGAACAAACTTTATAATTGCAAATGACAATTATTCGCCAGAAATGGCATTAGCAGCCTAATTTAGGTATGTAGGGGTTTTTGCAAGTTGGACCTGGCAACAGAATCAACTTGCTACTATAATGCAATTAGCGTTAAAGTATATAATAATAAAATCAAGGAAATATTATGAGAAATATTATAATGACGGCGGCAGTAATGGTCGCTTTAACTGGAACGGCACAAGCCGATAACTATGACAATACAACAGTCTCAATGGCTGCCGAATCGGCAACTATGGGAGTTTCATTGTCAACTAACGATACATCTAGATCAATTGATGTGTACACAATGGGAAGATCATTAGATTTTGGAGCAGGAGTAAGTGATAACGGAACTAACCGTGATTATAGTGTTTCTGTTGGAAAAACTCTAGATGTTCTTAATGTAGGACCAGTTGGTACTTACCTAAGTGGTGAAGCTGAATACAATTGGGGAGATACATTTACTAAATCAGAAATGCATTTCACTCCAACTGTAGGTGGTAAAATGGACCTAGGTCTTATTGCCCCATATGCTGAAGTTGACTATATGTTAAAATCAGTAGAAGGTGACTTTACAAGCATTGATAAAGTAACACCAAACTTTACTATCGGTACGAAAGTTGCGTTAGGTACATCTACTTCATTAAATGCCAAGTTGACTAATTCACTTAACAGTGATTGGAAATCAACTGACAAAGAAGTTAGTGTAGGACTTACAGTTAGTTTTTAAACTTAACAAATAAGTTAAAAAGGTCGCTTTATGCGGCCTTTTTTTATGGTTGACTAATCGGGTTAAATGTTATATATTAATGAATGGACCCGTAGCTCAGTTGGATAGAGCGTTGGTTTGCGGAACCAAAGGCCAGAGGTTCGAATCCTCTCGGGTCCGCCAAAAAAATTAAATTAGGTATTGACTTAATTATCCGTTTATCGTATAATGTATATATTGTTGTTGGAAATAATTGATTTCATAAACATAGTATATTACTAATTTAGTATAAGACTAAACAGTATATATAAGATAAAAAAATAGTTGACAGTGATGTGACTATTGTGTTATACTAATAACACTAAAACAAGGAAGAGCGGATATGATTAGTAGTAGACAAATTGTGGAAATCATCAAAGATGAAATGAAC